TTGCCGTCAGGGAGGACCAGCAGCTCAGCCATGGCTACTTGCCTGCGGCCTTCTGCGGCACGCTGCCGGTCGTCGGGTTCTTCTCCCCGGCGGTCTTCGCGGCTTCGTCGGCCTTCTTGTCGTCGACGGCCTTGGCGAAGCCCGTCCAGCGGTGGACCTCGTCGGCCGGAACTTCGACGATCTCGCCAGGCATCTGCTTGCCCCGGGGGAACGTGAGCTTCATCTTCACGGTGCTGCGGTCAGACATGGTGGTCGCCTCCTGCGGCGTCGAGAGCGTTGCCCAGCACATGCCGGGGCAGATGGATACGGCGCCCGTTCCGGTCGGTCTGCCGGGTGCCGTACTCCACGTAGATCGCGTAGTGGACCGGGGCATCCACGTGGACCGCACCCGTGTCCGGGTCGGGGCGTTCGACCCGGTGGATGGTGTCCCGGTACAGGCCGGTGTCGACCGGGGCGGTCAGCTTCGCCACCCCGACCACGGCGTCCGCGCGGGCCGCCATGTCGGCCTGCACCGCCGGGTCGTGGACCAGCCCGGCGATGGCGTCCTCGTCAAGGTCGATGCGGATGGTGGTCATCCCGCCACCTCCAGCAGCCGCACCGTCTGCCCCGACAGCGGACCGGCCTCCTGAACATCAAGTGGCACCCCGTCGACCTCCCAGGTGCGCCCGTCCCACTCGACGCGCTGCCACTCCGACACCTTCGGCGCGCGGCGAGGCATGAACAGCTGGGCAACAGTGGCCGTCTGGTCCTTGGCTTCCTTCGCCTCCGAGGACGACGAGTAGTCGACGGTGCATCCGTACACCGGGGTTCGGGTGGCGTGCGCCCAGTCCCGCACCCGGGTGTTGTAGTCCCCGTCGACCAGCGGTGCGTCAACGAGAACCACGCTCTGGCGTCCGATGTGGCCCGGCATCAGCCCACCACCAGCGGATCGAAACGGAAGAGCCCGCACGTCTTGAGCACGTCCGCCACGGCGGGAGCCAACTGGGCTGTCTGCCCCGCCCCCTGGCCCACCGTGCGCCGGGTGAACGACCTGGCACCGGTCGACATGGTCTGAAGGTCCGCCTGGGCCTCCGTCTCATCGCCGCGGTCCAGCATCCAGTGCACCTGCTGGACCGTCGCCTGCCGCAGCACCTCCACCACTTCGGCGTCATCGCGGTCGTACCACGCCCCCAGCAGGGCGCGGTCGACACGCTGCGACGCCAACGTCAGCAGGCGCACAGCGTTCGGCGGGGCCGGCTCGGGGGCCAGCCACGCGGCAAGGTCGGCGACGGTCGCGTAGGGCACCGGCTACTCCTGGCCCTTGGTGGCGTCCTCGACGACCTGGGCGTACTCCTGGCAGTCCTTCTTCGTTGCCGACGCCGCGTCTTCCTCGGACATGCCGAGGGTGACCGCGTAGGCGCGCCAGTCGTCGACCTTCGCCGTGGTTGCGGGCTTCCCCGACGAGGCAGTAGGCGTGTCGGCATCCGCACCGTTGGCCGCTTCTGCGTCGGTGCCCGATACTTCGACTACGGGGACGAGGTGGCCACGTGCCACCTGCTTCTCCATCTCCGGGGACAGGGGGTCGTCCAGGTGGAGCCGGAGCCCACCTGCGCCCTGGTACTCGCGGGTCCCCATCAGTACGCCTTCGGGAGCTTGAACACGGTGATCGTGCCCGTGGTGCCGGCGGCGAAGTCGACGTACAGCGTCGACCCCTTCTGCTGGAAGCGGGCCGACGTGAACGGGCCGATGAACTGGCGCCCAGACGTGGCGGCCACCGTGGTGGCGCTGTCTCCCTGGCCGCCCATCCACGACTGCCTGCCGGACCCCGCCTTGACGGTGACGACCTTGTCCGTGCCGGCCGTGTTCGTGACGCGGATGAGGGTGCGCTCGGGGTCGACGTTGTTGATGACGACGCCGTTGGTGACGAGGGTGGAGTCGATGGTGGTGCCCGCCGGGTCGGCGAGCGCACCGTTCGGGACGAACGGTGTGTACGAAACTGCGGTGCGAGGCATGGGAGGACTCCCGAGGTCAGGGTCGGACGAGAGGGTGAGCGGTGCTCGGGAGCCCGGTTACGCCGGGTCGATGAACGCGACGGCGATACCGGTGGGCCGCAGGAGCTTCGCGCCGTACACGTGCAGGCCACGGATCGCGTCGGCGATCGTGTTCTGAAGGCGCAGCGCCTCCGTCTCCAGGATCTGCTCGGCGTAGGTGATCGCACCCGGGTAGCCGGCCTGGATGACCTGCGTGTCGCCGGACGGCACGGGGGTGTTGTTGCTCTTGAGGATGTCGAAGCCGGCGGCCCGTCCGACCATGCCGTTGCGCAGGCCGGTCTCGGTGCCGGACGCGTCGACGCGGACGAACCGGTCGTCCTTCAGGAGGGAGCCCTCGAACTCGGGGCTAACGACCACGTAGCGGCCCTCGGAGGGGACGTTGCTGCGGTCCAGCTTGGTGCGGAGCGGCACGAGCACCTTGTCGTAGGCGTCGGTGGCCGTGCTGTACGTGTTGATCGGGGCGCCGGTGGAGCCGAGGGTGTTTACGGCGGAGACTCCCGTGTACAGGGAGGCGACGTGCGCGTCGGCGCGGTCGCGGAGCCCGTAGGCGGCGTTCTGCGCCATCTTGACCATCGGGTTGAGGAGGGCCTGCGCCTTATCGACGTCGTCGAGGCGGAACGCGAACGCCTTGGCCTGGTCGATGATCAGGTCGGTTCCGGCGGTCTCGACTTCCTCGTAGTTGAGGTTGCTGTTCTTGTCGTAGTCGAAGATCGTCGGGTCGCCGATGGTCGTGATGTGCACCGACTGGCCCTTGGTGGAAATCTCGCCCTCGTAGTCGCGGTTGACCAGTGCGGGCTGCGCGTAGACGAGGGCGTTCTCAAGGGCGCTCAGGAGCTGGGCGGACCAGATCTCGGGCTTGAAGTTGTTGATGGACAACGGAGGCTCCTAGGGAGGCATCAGCCGCTGCCGAGGTAGGCGTTGAGCCTTCCCTCCTGCACGGCCTTGGTGATCTCTGCCGGGGTCATGCGCTTCACGTCCGCCGCGCCCAGCTGCCGCTTCCCGTTCCCGGCCCCGTCCATCGGCGCCCCACCTGCGGGGGTGGGCTCCGGCTCCTTGGCCTGCGGCGCCTTGGCCGCGAGCTTGGAGTTGCTGTCGACTGCCGTCTTCACTGCCGTGGCTACCGCGTCGTCGAACCCGTCTGCGTTGGGGTCGAGCTTCTCGATGGCCTTGGCGAACTGGCGTGAGTCGAGCAGTGCATCGGGGTCACCGCCGTGCTTCCCAGCCGTCTTGTACACGGCGAGCTCCACCAGGGTCTGGCGGGCGCGATCGTCGGACGCCTTGGTCCGGGTCTGCGCATCTTCCAGCTGCTGGGCGAGCTCTTCGGGAGTGGGCGGCTTGGCCTCGTCGGTCTCCAGGCCGAACGCCGCGGCCACCCGCTTCATGAGGGTGTCCTGGTCGTCCTTGGCCTTCTGTTCCAGGGCTTCGCGCTTGGCCTTCTCGGCTGCGACGTCGCCGCGGAGGTTCTCGACGAGCTTCTCGAAGCGGGCGGGGTCGAAGTCGCCTTCGAACTTGGGCGCCTTGGCCTTCGGTTCGGGCTGGTTCGGTTCGCTCGGTTCGGTGGCGGGTGCGGCCGGCTCTGGCGGAGTCGGTGCGGCCGGGGGTGTGGGCGGGTTGTCCGACTGGGTGCCGGGGTCTGCCGTGGTTCCCTCGGGTGCTGCGGGGGCGGGGGTTGTCATCTCGGTGCCTCCTTGGGCGGCCTGCACGCGGTTGCGGCGCCTTGTCCGCTGGCGTGTTAGCCCAGATGCTAACCCTGAACCCACCATAATGCTGCACAATCAAAGGTCATAGCGCAAGATATCCTTTGAATCCAAGGATCAAGGGGGTGGTGAGGGTGGTCAGCAGCAACTGGATAGCCGACACGGCGCGGCAACTCCCCGCCGCCCTGCGTCGCATTGAGCAGCAAGCCGCCCGCGACGCCGCAGCACCGCTTGCCACCGCGCTCACCGAGGCCCAGAAGACGGCCACCCGGCACTGGCTCCATGCCACCGACCGGCAGGCGTTCCCGTCGGCCAGCACCCTGGACCGGCTCATCGCAGCCATCAAGCAGATGCTCGCCGATGCATTCCGTGGCAAGGGCAAGCTGGCCGCGGACGCCATCCGCATCGCCGCATTCAACTCCGCCCAGCTCAGCGCCAAACAAGCCTCCGCGCTCGCCGCAGCGATGAGCGGGGAACCCACCCCGCCGGTGCAGCCCACCATCGGACCAGAGGCCGCCGCCACCGCGGACGCCGTACCCGCCGCAGTCCAGGAAGAGCACCACCGCGCCCTGGCACTCCTCACCGCGGCCAGCGTCACCGCCCTCGGATTCGCAGGTTTCACAGGGGTGTTCAACCGGGCCCGCCGTGCCATCACCCGCATCGCCCGCCACGCAGGTGTTGCCGTCACCAGCGCCGCCGCCCACGCCGCCACCGCGGTTGCCCGCACCATCGGGCCGACTACCCGACTCCTGTGGGTCGCCGAACCCGGGGCCTGCCCGGCCTGCGCCGCCTACGCAGGGCGCAGTGTCGTAGCCGGCCGCCGGTTCCCCGCCGCACTCAGCCTCGACCCGCGGCGCACGGTCTTCGCCACCGCCCCCACAGGCCCCCCGCTGCACCCGCACTGCCGGTGCTGGACCATCCCCTACTCCCCCACCTGGCCCGTCGACGGCACACCACTACCCGCCCTGCTGCACCGGGCCGCGCGAACCGAACGGAGAGCCTGATGGCCAAGAACAAGCGGGAGGCCGACGTGCCCCAAGGAGTGATGGCCTCAAAGAAGTGGGAGCGGTTCCGGGAACTGCATGCCCAGGGGCTCGGCCGGAACGCGATCTCCCGCGAGATGGGGATCTGCTTTTCGGTGGTGTCACGCACTGCGGAACACCTGGAGCTCACCTTCGACCGGTCGCGCATCGAGGCGGCGACTGCGGCACGTCTCGCCGACCTTGCCGAGCGACGAAGCCTCCTCGCCGTCCAGTTCACCGAGGTTGCCGAAGACTCCCTGGACCGCATCTACAAGCCGACGACGGTGTACGCGTTCGGCGGGTCGATGAACACCTTCGCCGAGCACACCTTCGACGAGGCTCCGGCCGCGGAACGGCGGGCCCTGGTCGCTGCTGCCGGTACGGCGACGGACCGGTCGCTGAAGCTGGCCCCAGCCGAAGCTGCGTCGAACCTGGACGGGGCGAAATCGATGCTGGGGAACCTGGGGAACCTGCTGTCTGCGTACTCGCAGGAGATGGACCAGCAGGACGCCGAAGCTGAGGCCGAGTCTGCGGGCCAGGCGTAGCCGATGTTGGACACCCTCCCGTTGTCGCGGAAGCAGATCAGGTCGGTCGCTGAGTCGACAACGAAGATCTCGTGCTGGGAGGGTGCCATTCGGTCGGGGAAGACGATCGCTTCCTTGCTGAAGTGGTTGATCTTTGTGGCGAATGCGCCGTCAACGGGCGAGCTCGTCATGATCGGCAAAACGTCACAAACTATCCACCGTAACCTCTTTCTACCCATGCAGGATCCTGCCCTGTTCGGGGAGATCGCCCACCACATCCACTACACCCCGGGCGCGCCGACAGCGCGGATCCTCGGCCGAGTCGTGCACGTAATCGGCGCAAACGACGCCAAGTCCGAACCGAAAATCCGCGGTATGACGGTGTGCGGGGCCTACGTCGACGAAGTGACGCTGGTCCCGCAGATCTTCTTCGAGCAGCTCTACGGGCGCATGTCCGTGCACGGCGCCCAGCTGTTCTGCACGACGAACCCTGACAACCCTGCCCACTGGTTCATGCGGGACTGGCTGGCGCACGTCGGGAAGAAGCCTGTGCGCCGGTTCAGCTTCACGATCGACGACAACCCGTTCCTCGATCCCGAGTACGTGGCCGATATGAAGGCTTCGCATGAGGGCTTGTTCTACCGCCGGTTCATTCTCGGCGAGTGGGTGGCCGCCGAGGGCGCCATCTACGACTCGTGGGACCGCGAACGCCACATCGTCACCGCCCTGCCCCGCGAGGGCATCCACCGGTGGATCAGCCTGGGTGTCGACTACGGGACATCCAATCCATTCCACGCCGTGCTCCTCGGCCTCGGACGGGACCGCCGGCTCTACGCCGCGGCCGAGTGGCGGTATGAGGCGCGGCAGACGAAGAAGCAGCTCACCGACGCCGAATACTCCCAGCGCATGCGGGCGTGGCTGACGGATGTGCCGGGGATCGGGCCGGTCAGGCCGCAGTTCGTGACAGTCGACCCGTCCGCGGCGTCGTTCAGTGCCCAATTGCGTCGGGACCGGATGACGCCGACTGCGGCGAAGAACGACGTCATGGACGGCATCCGCACCGTTTCCTCGCTTCTGGCCTCAAACCGGCTGCTTGTTCACGCCTCGTGCAAGGACCTCATCACCGAAATCGGCGGCTACTCCTGGGACGACAAGGCTGCCCTCCGTGGCGAGGAGCGCCCCATCAAGGTTGCTGACCATGGTGTCGACGCCTTGCGCTACGCGATCTTCACGACTCGTGCCCTGTGGCAGCGCCAGCTCGCCCTGGCCGCCTGACCGAAAGGAACCGCCATGCCGCTGCCCCCGTCCGGGAACACCCCGTGGCCGCCGCCGAAGCTGGAGATCCCGCGCGCCGACATGGACATGTGGCGGGCCTGGTACGCCGGCGACACAGGGCATCTGGCGCAGGTGTACGGCGGGCCGGCTGCCTACACCCGGAATGGTGTGGCCCGCGCGTTCTTCGACGTCGACAAGCGGCGTGCGGTGGGTGGTGATGAGCTGCGCATGTTCTGGGGGCAGGAGCCCTCACCGGGGCAGCAGGCGGCGAAGCTGCATGTGCCGATCGGCGGGGACATTGCGGAGATGTCCGCGAACCTGCTGTGGTCGGACGTCCCCACAGTGACGGTCGACGTGGACTCGACGGACAAAGCCACGGCGGAGACGACGCAGGCGCAGATCGGCCGGTATCTGGACGACCGGGGGCACGCCAAGATGCGGGAGGCGGCCGAGCTGACGGCTGGGCTGTCGAACGTGTACCTGCGGGCTGTTTGGGACACGTCGCTGCGCCCCCGCCCGTGGTCGGACGTGATCCCGGCGACTGCTGTGGTCCCGGAGTGGCGGTGGGGCGTTCTGGCTGCGGCGACGGTGTGGCGGGAGCTGGAGCCGCTGGATGACGGTGGAGGTGTGTGGAGGCTGCTGGAGTACCACACCCCGGGGGCGATCGAGTACGGGGTGTACCGGGGCGACGCGACCACTCTCGGCATGCTGATGGGGTTCGACGACCATCACGAAACTGAGTTCCTGGTGAAGCGCACCGATGCCCACGGTCGGCAGGCGACGGGCGTTGACCGTCTGCTGATCACGCACATGCCGAACGTGCTGCCCAACCGGGTGTGGGACGGGGTGCCGGACACGGCTCCGCTGGGGCGCTCCGACTACGCGGGCATCGAGCCGATGATGGACGGGCTCGACGAGGCCTGGTCGTCGTGGATGCGTGATCTGCGGCTCGGGAAGGCGCGGGTGGTGGTGCCGCAGGAGATGCTCGACACCAACGGACCGGGGAACGGCGCCTCGTTCGACCTCGACAAGGAGCTGCTCGTTTCGGTGAGCGGGTTCCTGGGCGACGACAAGTCGATGAAGGACTCAATCACCGAGGTGCAGTTCGCGATCCGCGTGGAGGATCACGAGCGGACCGCGAAGGCGCTTCGCCGGCAGATCCTTGCGTCGGCTGGCTACTCGGCCCAGTCGTATGGGGAGGAGGGGGCGGTTGCGGTGACGGCGACGGAGGTCGCGGCCCGTAAGGAGGAGTCGTTGACGACCCGCGGCTTGAAGATCCTGTATCAGCGGCCGGCTCTGCTGGAGCATGTGACGACGCTGATGTGGGTGGATGTGAAGCACTGCGGGGCGAAGGGTGTGGATCCGGCGGCGGAGTTGACGGCGTCGTGGCCGCAGGCGGTGCAGCCGGACCCGGAGGCCACCGCGCGCACCCTGTCGCTGCTGGAGTCGGCTGGGGCGATCAGTACGTACATGAAGGTGAAGATGCGGGAGCCGGCCTGGGATCACGCGGAGGTGATGGACGAGGTGCGGCGGATCCGGGAAGACAAGACGCAGACGCCGGCCGGGGATCCGTTCAACACAGGTGGCGGCGAGCCGAACGAGGAACAGCCGGACGATGACGTCGAGCCGGGCTTCGACGAGGGCCAGGGCGAGGAGCTCGACGAGGAGGAGCCGGTGGGCGGGGGCTCGCGGCCTACGTTGGCGGCTTAGCGGCGGCGGATGCCTTTGCGGGCGGGGAGCCGCCGGTAGCGGGTGATCTTTCCGCCCTTGGTGGCGTGAGCTTTCTGGCGAGCGTATCGGCGGAGCCGTGGGTTGGCGAAGAAGTAGCGCCACTGGGCTCGGCTGCGGAATCCGGCGTGTCGTCGGCCTGGCATGGTCACCTCCTTGGTCTCCCTGGAGTGTTCCCTCCGACCGCGCCCGCACAACGCCTCGGGCCCGCCTGATGGTTCAGGGCGGGCCCAGGGTGGGGATTCTATGGCTTCGGCTCGTTGAGCATGTGGTCGATGCCGTTGGCGAGTTCGGGGTAGCCGTGTTCGATGGCTGCTGCGCGTAGGCGGTTCATGCCGTCGCGGTCGAGGGCGGGGGTGGTGCGGCCGAACGCGTCGGTCTGGTACTGGACTTCGATTCCGAGCATGGCGGTGATCGATTTGAAGGTGGCGAGGAAGGTGTCGGGCTGGTCGTTCACGTGTCCTCCAGGACGTATCCGGTGCGCCGGGGTGTGCCGTTCTTCGTGGTCGGGCTGGCGTGAAGGCTGTGGAGCATGATCCGGTTGAGTAGCGGTCGGCCGTTGGCCGCCTCAACAGCTCGGGCGCTGAAGGGGCCGACGTCGACGATTCGGATACGCCATCCCTTGTCGCTCGGCTTCACGCTGCGGTAGGTCTGTCCGGGCTGGATCATCGCGGGGGCCCCTGGGTGGCGGGCTGCCCGTAGACGTCTCCGTCGTCGTAGATGGGGTCGGTCTGGGGCTCGTTGACGATGGCGTCCGGGTCCGGGCCGTAGGTGGCTCCGTCGTCGTAGATGGCGCTCACGGTGTTCTCCTTCGGGTTGTGGGCCGCCGTGCCGTACACAGCAGCCCAAGGGCGGTCAGAGGTGGCTCTGCTGGCTGATGGGGTTGGGCCGGTTGCGGCAGCCCGCGCAGTACGGAAGTCCGTCTCCGCCACCAGTCGGGGTGCCGCGTTTCCGGCAGAGAGTGTTGACGGCCGGCCCGTCGCCGATGAGGCGGGCGGCGTGCTGGACTCGGCCGCCGGGGAGGGCAACGAGCAGCGGGTAGCGGGGCTCGGGAAGGGATCGCATCGGTCTACTCCTCGTCGTCGTTGTCATAGTCCCGGTCGAACCAGTGCCGGTCCCACGCTTTGATCTCGTCCAGGGTTTCCTCCCACGGCGGCAACGGGGCCGGGGTGGGCGGCGGGGTCACGGGGTGGGCTCGCTGTCCTGCCGGTCGCGGAGCATCCGGCGGGCCGCTGCGGCACCCGGGCGAAGGTAACGCGGGGTGGCCTTGGGCTGCCGGGTCGCGCCGATCGCCCGCGGTTGGGCAGCCGCCGCACTCTCCGCCTTGTTCGCCATCGCCAGGACCACGGCAGCGGCGGCGGGATGGTCGGCCTCAAGGGCGGCTGCCGCGCCGCGCAGGACGTGCGCCTTGACCGGTCGAGCCCGTAGCCGCTCGACCTCTCCGGCGAGGGTCACCGCGATCTGGTGCAGGGCCTTCTCCGTGCCGTCGTTGTACGTGGCGGTCGACCAGGTCGACGTGCGCTCCCCGTACTGGCGGAGACGGGCCAGGGCGGCGTCCGGGGTCATCGGGGTGTCGGTCATCGGGGTCCTCCCATGGTGTTGAGTACCTTCCGGAGCGTTGCGGTGAACTCTGCGACCGTGCCCGGCACATCGGTGGCGTGCATCAGGCTCGTCGCCGCAACCACCCGGGCCGTACCGTCAGCCGGCCGCCAGGCGATGACCGCCCGCGAACCCCACTGGCCAGCCGGGATCGCCGTCACGGTGATGAGGCCGGGGCCGACCGGGACTGTGTCGAGGATGTCGCCCAGGCGGTCGGCCGGGATGGTGGCAAGCAGCGGGTGCGGGGTCATCGGGTTCCTCCGGGCTGGGGTGGTCATGCGAGGTCGTTCCACAGCCGGTTGGCGGCGATGTTGTGTGCGGCGGCCAGCAGCCGGCGGGCGGAACGGGCGCCCAGCGCGGCGGCCAACTCGGCGACCATCGCAGCTTCGTTGACGTCAGGGGTGAGGAGGAGGTCCGCGAGCTGCGCGGCGGTGGGCGCAGGGGCGCCGGGGTGGATCATCGGGGTCCTTCCGGAGACAGGGCTGTCAGGCGGCGTTGCGGAGCCGATTGATGGCGGCGGTGTACGCGTCGGCGCGGAGCATGCAGGCGAACGCTGGGCGCCGTCGGGGAGGCGGAGTTTCACGGCGGCCATCAGGCGGCGTCCTGGCGGGGATTGCGAGCCATGCCATGCCGACGGAGGACAGCCGTGGCAACCGCCGGCATGAGAGCCATCGGAACAGGCTCATCAAGCTCTTCGCGGTACCTGGCCAACACCTCGTCGCGGCGCGCTTCGGCAAAGGTCACCGACGAGTCGGCATACCAGTCGAAGTCGACTGCCACATGCCGCGCCTCGTGGAGCCCGTCTACATCCATGAGCTGGCCCGACGGGTGCCGCACCATGTAATGGAGACCGTGCCCCTCACTCGGCCCCACCTCGATGAGAGGCCATCCGGTGGCGTCGTGAAGCCCGACGGCCAGGCCGGCCGCGGCCTCGGCCTTCAGTGGCTCAAGGGCGTCATCTGCCAGGTCGTCATGAGAGAGCACAAGCCATCTCATTTCCTCAATGTGACGGTAGAGGCGTTCGTCCGTTGTGACCGGAACGGTTTCGAACCCAAGGTCGACGGCCGCAGCGATCCGGTGGTGTCCCTCGAGGAGCCGCCGGTACCCACTGTCGGTTACCTCGATCAGGGCGGGCGTTCGGATGCCGTGTCGTCGGATGTGCTCTCGGAGCTGCGGGTAGTCGGCTTCGGTGCGCTTGACGGCAAGGCTGTCCCGGACCGTGGATCCGTCGCCCCACGAGTGCAGGAACGCTTCGGATGACATGAGGTCCAGCGCTTCAGCGATGGGCAGGATTTCGATCATCGGGAGCTCCAGGAGTCACGCTGCGAGTGCGAGCTTGGTGGCGACGAGGCGATAGGCGGGCTTCCTCGGCCGGTAGATCGCAGCGATGAGGGCGACCGCGGCCCGGGTGTAGCGGGTGCAGATGCGGGCGGCACCCTTGCGGAAGGTCCGGCCGACGACGCCAGCGACACCGGCCTTCTTGGCGTTCTTCCGGAGGGAGCCGGCGACCGACTGGGCTTCGCGGGGGGTGAGGCCGGCGGCGAGGCAGTGGGTCGCGAGGGTGCCGACGCCGTTTCGACGGATGCGTGCGGCGGCCCGGTTGGCGGTCTTGCGGGCTTTCAAGGTGGCGCGGCGGGTGCGGTTACTGGCGATCACGAGTCCCCCTCGGGTGGTTCGAGTCTCGGGAACCTCCCCGCGACTTCCTTACGAACCTTACAGTTCAAACCGAGAGGATCGCAAGGTCCTTTCAGACCTTACAGAACTTGATCTTAGTAAGGCTTGAACCTGTCATTCCTTACAGACCTCTAGCGGCTTACACTCCTTGCATGAAGAAGCCTCAGAGCCTCCCCGTCGAGCAAGCACGTAAGGAGTTCGCCGACCTGCTAGACGGCAGCCAGCACAAGGGCGAACACACCGAGATCACCCGGCGCAGCAAGCGATCCGGGGTACTCGTACCGCCCGACTGGTACGACGCCGTCACTGCCGAGCAGGCCGAGCTTCGGGAGCTGCGGCGCGAGAACACAGAGCTCCGCCGCGAGAACGCCGAACTGCGCCTCGCCGTGGACGACCCCTCATGAACGTCGCCGAGGTCGACGCCTTGGCGTCCGCCGCGCACGCCGGCCAGGTGGACAAGGTCGGCGTCCCGTACATCGAGCACGTCCGTGCCGTCGCGGCCGGGCTGGCCCCGTTCGGTGATCACCTGGTGATGGCCGGGCTTTTGCACGACGTCATCGAGGACACCGACTGGACCGCCGAGCAGCTGCGCGAGGCAGGGGTTCCGGACCGGGTGGTGTGCGCCGTGGAGGCGGTGACCAATCAGCGGGGTGTGCCGTATGAGGTGAAGGTGCGTCGGATCGCCCTGAACCGGGACGCAACTCTGGTGAGGATCGCCGACAACGCGCACAACTCGCGGCCCGACCGATCGGCTCAACTCCCGGAAGGCCAGCGGGATCGGCTGTCCGCCAAATACCGGAGCACGCGTGACGTGCTGTGGGCGGCGGCTGGTGCGCTCGATGTCGCGACCATCATCAACATCGTCAACCCGTCGCTGCTCGACGAACTCCGCGAGCGGCAGAACTCCGGGAGCCCTTCATGACCGACGCCTTGGTGGCCTTCCTCAAGGCGCGCTTCACCGATGAGGAGTCTGCGGCCATTGCGGCGCATGGCCCATTTTCGGGTGACCTTGGTCGCAGGTGGTGGACGCCGGAGGAGTTCAAGACGGCGTTGTGTCACGACCAAATTCACATGTCCGATGCCGTGTACATGGCCCGCCACGCCCCGGCCCGCACCCTGCGGGAAGTCGAAGCGGCGCGGGCGGTGCTGGACCTGTACGAGGAGGCGGGGCACCGGATGGACCGGGCCATGCGCGACGCAGACACGGTCGCGTACCAGGAAGCGCGGATCGAGCAGCGGACGCTGCGCAAGGTGCTGCTCGGCGAGGCCGCCGTTCACGAAGCCCACCCGGACTACCTGCCGGAGTGGCGGCCTTAGCCGTTCCCGCCCCACCGCCCTCGCTCCCCCGGCAGAACTGCCCCCATGGCGAGGTACACGGTCCACGGTGCGACGCAACGCGAGTGCCAGGACGCCCTGGACGAACTCCTGGCCGCCATGCCCGTGACCGTGGCCCTCCGCCCCGTCCGCTCCGCCACCGGGGCATGGATCGCCCGCGCCAAGCGCAAAGCCCCGGACCAACAGGTCCGGGGCCTTGCCGTGCAGTGATTTTCCGTCGTCGCCTTTCGCGTCAGTGCGGAAGGATCGGAAGGTCGATGTGGCGGTGCTCCACCTCGCACCCAATGCCGGCGGCGCGCAGGTGCACGGCGATCTCCTCGGCGACGGCAACAGACCTGTGCCTGCCTCCTCCGCAAGCAACGTGGACATCGATTCGTGGTAGCGGTCCTGAGGACCACGCGTTCATGTTGGCGTGCAGCACGCAGACCTTCTCGGCGTTCCGCCGGACCAGCCCCTTCGCGTTCGGTGTGTTCATGACGTAGCGGCGAACTTCGGGGTCGAGCCCGTTGGAATGCAGCATCCGTTCACGGACAGCCGGGTCTTCGGGCGGGTTGCGGAGGATTCGGGTGTCGACGAGTAACGCGTCACCATATGGCGGGTCGTTGTGTCCGAGACCGTATGAGGTGATGACGGTCTCGATACGGCTCTCGGAGTACAGGCCACTGAGGTCTTCCGGTGCGGGGTTCATGAGATTGATCCTGCCGGTGTCGAGGTGGTCGGGGTAGGTGGTTGGGCGTGTTTCACGTTTCCTCTTTTGGCCGCCCTTGTGCAGGTCAGGTGCGGTTGTCGTTCCGGGTGTTGGCGATGACGCCGCGGGTGGTGCTGGTGACGGTGCGGGTGTCGTGGTGGACGTTGCCGTAGTAGTTCTGCACGACGGGCTGGGGCGCCTGGTTGGCGTCCTTGACCTTCGCGACGAGCCGGGCCACAGCGAGGGCTGCGACGGCCGGCGAGCCGAGGATGATGCCGAGGGTCAGCGGTTCGACCTGGCCGACGATCCACAGGGCCCCGCCGACCGGCAGGGACGCCACCGAGATGGCTTTGAGGACGCCGCTGGCGTCGGTTGCCCACTGCGACATCGGGGGCTGCCCCGGCTGCGGCACAGGCGGGGTGGGGCCGACCGCGGGGAGCGGTGTCGGGTCTCGGTGGGAGGTGGCTTGCCGGGCGAGGATGGCTTCGTCGACGGCGGCCATGAGCCGGGCGGCGTTGGCGTGTACGGAGTCGGGCTGCCCGGCAACGGGCTGCTCGGGCAGCTGCATGAGAGGGCTCCTAGTGGTGGTCGGCGGCCCACTGGCCGTTGACGGGGCGGATGGTGAAACCAGGGCCGACGATCCGGTTCGGGGTCGGCATCACAACGCCGACACCCAGCTGGTCGATCGCGTTGAGAAGGCCAGCGACCTGGGCGGCACACTCGGCTGCCTGACGCTCGCGGCGCCGGAGTTCGGCGGGAGTACCGGTGAACACGAGGGCTCCTAGTTGATGCGGAAGGTGTCGGGGCGGCGGG